AACGCACACTTTCAAAATTTTAAGTTTTGTGTCTCTGCCTGTTGGACTACAGCCCCAGAATCACTATGATTCAGAATGATGGGCTTTTAGTCTACGAACAATTTCTACCATATTATCAATGTTGTCAATACTTTTGATTGGCTTTTTCCTTTGCATTTCTGGTAGAGTTTCTCCACGTTCTGCTAAGGCTTTCTTAACCCTAGAATATCGTGCCATTGTTGATGCAATCTTTTGTCCTGTTTTTTCAGCAACCTCTGCGTAGGTACTGCTAGTATAAACAGCGGTCAGGAAATCCTCGTCGCTACAACGTACCCTGTTTTGCTTATTGGTCATAATCACTTCTGCCATTGTGTCCTCCAAAAATTAAAGCTAACGAAACATATCCTATTCTAACACATACTATCGGTTGTGTCAATGCAAAAATTTTAGTTTTTATTGGGCGGTAATGGCATAAAAATACCCAATCCCAGATAAACCCAGAAAAAGATACTGCCGCTAAATATAGCAGCAGTTATGAATCCTACTCTTAGTAGCGTTACATCAATACCACTACTGTCAGATAGTCCTGCACAAACACCAAAGATCATGCCTTTGTCTTTATTTTTGTAGATATTATTCATTTTCTTTTAACCACTGAGTATAAGAACGGCTATCATAACCAAGTATCTTGGATTTAATCGTACCATCTTCATTAAAGATTATAGACAGCGGTATTTTAGTTATACCTAGCTTCTTTTTTACTTCTGGATGTTTATCTATATCAACAAAGTCAATAGAATATTTATCTACTACCTGTGGATTTTTTTGAATAAAATTCTTTAACTTAACACAAGCACCGCACCAATCAGCACCGAAAACCATAAGGTCATTTGCTAATAGTGTATTAGGTATTAGTAGTACTAACAGTAGTGTTGCGTAAAATTTCATTAATATTAGTTGGATTGATTCCAACCACCAGTAGATAATATTCATACATACTAAAATTGTCTACCATTTTATACACCTATTTTTTATCTTTGGCTAATCTTACGAAACAATAAACTACAGTTAAATCAAAAACTGCCACTATCCACCATACGCTAAGAACTTCCCATATTGTATGATTCATTTAGTTTTCTTTCTAAAAATACGCTCATAGTTAATATCATATTTCTTTTTGTCTATTGGCCTTGGTTTATCACCTTTACCATTTTGACTCATTTAAGCCTCCAAAACATATGACCAGTAACGAGAATCTTCCTTACCCTGCAAGGCATCCCAGTATACACAACGAGCAACATATGATGGCACTTTAAGTTTGCCACAATTTACACTCCAATGTTGTTCCATACGCTTATATTTTTGAATACCTTGCTTACTCTTATTATAGGTAAGATGTTCCATGTTGTAAAGGCGAAGTTGATGAACGTCGCCACATAAAACCCTGGCTTCATTTGGGTGAATCATCTCAAGAGCAAAACTAACCTTAGCCATTCCAAGACCCATGATTTTATTCACAATCTCATCACGCTTTTTAACGTGATACTTCTTAGTAGTCAGGTAAAAATCTTTAGGATTTGCCCAGAATTGCGTAGCAAAATCCCAGATATACTTGGTACGATTATTGTGAAGTCCTACGCCTGATGCTGCGAGTTTTTCTCGCAAAGTTTCTTTGTTGTCGATCCATTCTTCGTAGTTCTTAATGGCATTGTAGCCGTAGCAATTCCCCTTCCAACTAGTATGAACAGAGCAGTAAGCAAACAAATAACGCCTAAAAATATCGCCGTGATTCTGTGGTCGTACACTCTCCCAGTACTCCTTATATGCTGAAATCTTTTCTGTAGGAAATGTTGCAAAGAATTCATCTGCTCGGCTTCTGCAATAGGTGGTTTTCTTAACGGGCTTGTCCAAAATGGTTTCCATGATAGTCTCCAAAAAAGTAGCAATTCCTGTGATACGTCCCATTCTACACTACTAGTATCGGCTTGTCAAGAGAATTTCTTTAGTGCTATCTGTCTCGATGGTCATACCACCACTTGGTTTCTTCCCAAGTTGGCATATGATCAAAACACCCCAAAGGTTCTTGGTTAACTTTCTTGCCTCTCATCCAAACGCAATATTTATCATCAACTTTCCACACTTCTACAAACCAATGATAGTCATGTCTATATGTTGCATACAACTCATCATTCACGGTTTCCATGATAGTCTCCAAAAAGTAGCGATTTCTGTGATACGTTCAATTCTACACTACTAGTATCGGCTTGTCAAGAGCGTTTACTGTAGCCAACTTGTTGCTCCATACCCCAATCAATATTGTCATTGATTATTTTGGCTATTTTGGGTTGTACGGGATGATGCTGCTTTGGTTTGGGTTTAAGATAGTTTTTATTAAACGATAAATTATAGGTATTAGATATTTCTTCTAAAAATTCATTATGGTTTACGCATAAGTCTTCATATCGTATCAATTTATAGTATTGAGCCAATTGTGGCATCTTATCAAGCAAATATTCTAGCTTAGTCTTTCTAAGTTCAAAAATATTTTTATATCTTTCACCAGTTTTCCAGTTGCGATCACCTAAAACTTCTCGACCATAAGTAGGTGAGCTTTTTTTATGGTCAATAGAATACCATTCTCCAAGTAGGAAATTGTCTATTGAATAATTAATTGGAGGAACATGATGTTTCTTCTTGAAAAGAGCGATAATCCAATCATAAGGATCACGCACAATACCCAAGAACAAAGTATTTTGCCCCTCTTTCTTAATGTCTTCACTATTAAAACCAAACCAATGTTTCCAACCGTAATTTTTTGACTGAGATATACTAAAAGCTGGGTTTTCTTGTTTGTGATAAAAAGAATTGCCTGTAAGAATAGCTTGCAACAAATTTGTGCCGCTATTGCGTTCGCCGTAAATTTTGAAGTTTTTTATGCTCATGTCACTCTAGCTTCCCCATAAAGATACTTAAATGTAGGAAACCTTAATGAAATCCCGCCGTCTTGGTTTTTGGTTTCTTCAAAATATTGCACTTGAATTACCATACCCTTGATTTTGTCTGGATTCTTATAGAAATCTTTTCTTTGGTCTATACTAAATCCACTACCAACCCTAACATCATGTCCTTTGTGTTGAATATAAACACAACTGAGCATATCTTCCTCACACTCTGCACCATCTTTCACATACCTAAAAGGCCCATTCTCTACCCCTATAACCTCGTATTCATCATCGTGGAAGGCTTTATATTTTAAAAGGTCTTTAGACCGCTTGCCTTTATATGGGGCGTTTTTACGAAGCATTACACCTTCCCATCCAACCTTGTTGCTTTTGGTGATCCACTCTTGGAAGTGTTCATCATCCCTAACTTTTTCTTGTTCTAGAATACTCAAGCATGGACACTCATTATCTTTCAGTAAGGTTTTAAGCATATAAAGACGCTTAGATAAATCTGCCGATCCTTTCTTGGTATTGAATTCCGCAAGAGTTAAGCAGTCAAATACTTTATATGAGGGATTCTCGATTGTATGATCCTTCTTGCGAAGTTGTTTCATAATGCCTTGAAAATCTTCATTACCATCTTCATCAATTAGACATAGTTCCCCGTCAAGAACAATATTAGATAAACCGAGGCTTGCAATACCATCAGCCACAACACCCAATGTAGTAAATTGTTTTCCTGTTCTGGAGTAGAATGAAATATTGCCGCCAGTATCAACAATACAAATACATCTAACACCATCAAGTTTGCGAGATACATACCAACCATCCTTCCAGGCTACAATATTCGGATCATATTTATCTGCCAGAGCAACACTAAATTCTGGGATAAGATTAGGGATTGCCTTGTTGATAATCTTGTCGCCAGCCCTAGTCTTTAAATCCTTGTCGATGATACAGTGAATGAGTTCTTCGTATTCTGGAAATTTTTCCACAAACGTATTGACCGCACCAATGGCATCGTGACCAGTAATCTGACGATCTTTCAATGCGTTCAGCAGAAAGAAAATATCTCCGAAATCTTTTCCTCTGAGATGAGATTTCTTCTTGAGATTATCGCTAGTGACATTATATTGCCAGAGAGGGTGGTATGTATATAGAAGAATATTCTGGGTAAATTCTGCAACTTCTTGCCTTACGCCAGAACACTTTTCGTCTACAAAACAATAGTCCTCAATAATGCTCTGTTTATCAATAGTGCTGCTTGTAGCCCTAAGATCACGCACCATGCCCCAAACATATTCAAAATTGCTTTGCATCTCTAAATCCTGTGTCCTGTGAATCCTGTCTCTCTCAGTATATCCTATCTATCGGTATCTGTCAAGCGTAATCTTTAGTTCTGTAGAGATTCTATTTTAGATGACAAAATTTCTTTTTGCAACTCTGCTGTTTTGAGTTCGGTTTTTAAGTCATCAATGTCTTGTTGAGCAATAGTATTTTTCACTATGCTGTTTGCCTTTTCGTATCTGTTGATTTTAACAGTTAAGTTATTTGTGATAACTTCCTGTTGTTTCAATTCTAATTTTAGTACTTTTAATTCTGTTTCTTTACTCATGGTGATTTATATATGTTTTGAAATTTTTCCATTCTATTTTTTAGATCAAGCCAATCATTATGGTCTGTAAAACTTTTGTTTAATTTGTTGACAAGAATTGATCCGGTTTTAGGAAAAAAAGCGGGGATAATAGAATGAATAATTAAAAGCACTCCCGCTTTAATGCACCTAATTCCATGACCAGAAGCAAATAGTAGATGCTCCCAATAGCCCATATTATTTTCTTGGAGATGCTCAACTGATTTTTTGATTGCCATTTTGTGTACCCAACCTTTCTAAGATTAAATACACCTTTTCGGCAAAATTAAGTGGAGGCGAGGGGAGTCGAACCCCTGTCCAGTATTTAGTTCATTATACCTTCTACAAGTTTATCTTGCTCATAAGTTTTAAGAAAGAATAAAGAACAAGCAACATTCTTCTTTCCGATCAACTGTATCTCAGGTTAAACCCCCGTTGAACGAGTTTAACAGCCGAAGGATTTTACAACAATCTTTTGGACGCTACCTTCATCGCTTCCGAAGATTGTCACCGCTATACTAAGCGGCGAGTGCTAACTGAGTTTCGCCAGTTAAAGCGTTTTTAATCGACTTTTTAAGTGGCCTGTCGATCAACCACTACTTGCTAAATATAAATCTTCCAAACCTGTCGAAACCTTTACGCCCCCAATTTTAATTCTAATTCATCTAATTGAACCTTATAATCCTGTAAACTCTCCAGTTTATTTTTAATAAATTTGATGCAGTATGTCTCTGTGATATTGTCTGGGATAGTATGCCTATATGAACTGTCTGATGGTTCCCAGCAAACATCCTCAGATATATAGTTGTAACTTTGTTCTAAGTCTAATCCATACTCCCAATGGTCTTTTTTAGGCATAACCACCAAATCAAAACCAAGTGCAGATAAAAAATCTATATGACGCTGAGATTCTTCTGTTATATTGCAGTTAGGTAAAATTTCTGGTTTATTCATCATAATCCTTTATTTATATTGTCCTATCTTCTGGTGCTTTCTCATAATACTCTATACCCCGTCTTATAATTACAGGATATTTTTCTTTCTTTAGTTGCTCTATTTGTCTGCATTGTATTTGAATTACAGCACATGCTACACCAAGTAAACCTGCAACTATATAAGTTATTGGATGTATCTTCAATTTACCACTCTACATTATCTATATTTTCATACGGAAGACCCATCTGTTTCAGCATTTTATTCCTGTACTTAATAGCATCCCTGAGTCTTTTAAACTTGCGTTGTAATGGTCTTTTTTTCTGTGTAAATAATGCAACCGACCATCTGGTATAAACTTTTGGAGGATTTAGTCTTTTTTCCAAAGCACTTACCAGTGATATATTCTTAAAACCATAAGTATTGATTGGCGATGGTCTGTGTCTGTTTAGCCCGTTTAGATATACGTCTGTAAGTCTTAGGTTTTCTACACGATTGTTAAAAGAGTCTCCGTCTATGTGATCTATGATTTGTGGTGCAAATTCCCCATAGTGCAATGCCCAGACTATTCTGTGTACAGGATAGCTTAGACCTAGTATACCAACACGCATATACCTACCCTGCCGACAACCTGCAACATCACCAATGCCTCTCTTTGTTGTTTTGATTTTATATATCAACTCTCCTGTTTCTGCATTGTAATCAAATCTTCTTTTTATTTCTTTTAAGACCTTTGGCGTTTCCCGTAATTTCATTCTATGGTGGTTATTCATAATTTTCTCTGATATAAATAATTGAATAGTTTTACTGCTCCCTCATAAGAATCACCAACCGATCCAGCAGCATTATTACATTCCCAACAAACCCAGCCTCTAAATTTGGTCGTATTCGGATAATGATCGCAGGCCCATTTTTTAGGAACTTTACCGCAGCACTCACATCTCTCTGGTTTCGGTGGTGCTATTTTATGCACCTCTTTAAGTTGCTGGTTGTATTTTTTAAAACAATCTTTGCACTTTGAATAAAGCCTGCCTCTGTCTAGGAAAAAATTATCTTCTGTTTTTTCTATAAGACATATTCGACATTTTTTTGTTGAGATATTATTGATTGTATTGTGATTGGTTATGTCGTTGAATAGTTTTAGTTGATTCATATTAAAAATAAATGGGCGGGATAGCAGGCTGACTATCTAAATCTTTATGATTAACTCTTTATGAAGTTTGTAACTATATGTTACTTTAGGCATAGAAGCCTAGAATCATGGCCTTTAAATAGACCGCCCATCTTTTTACTTACGGCAAGTCTTACGGCAAGACTTGGTTGCTGAAGCACCGTAACGTGTTTCTCCATTACGTCCGGTAGTTCTTACGACACTAAAGCCCTGACTCTTTAGAGTTGGCTTAATATCGCTAATGGTTGCCCGTAGATTGCCTACCTCAAACATACTGTAGGCACTATCTTGGCTCAACGTCTTTCCCTTACGAAGATAATTAATGACACGATCTTGCTTTGTCATTTAATAACCCTTTCAATAAAAATTTTGTGGTTTCCTAAAATAAAGACATTTGTTACCACACAAACAAAAGTCCCAACTACATCTTATAATATCGGCCAATTTGTTTTTGTCAATGCCGACTATCTTCTTAAAATAGCCCAATCAGAAAACACTATATTTAGATTATCAAATCGGCATAATGGACAAGCATATCTGCAAGGATCGGCAAGGTTGTTGTCTATTCTGTTCTTATAGGTGACATAATATCCACGCTCATCTTTACATACTACCTTATCATTCGGCACGTTATGATTCTTGGCATCATTATCTAAATCCACAATCATGCTTGAGTGACTGCCGTATGCACTTGGGGTTTCTAGTGTTCTTACGGTATTTTTATCTTTGTGCTTTTGACTAGGTGGCATATTTATCTCCTGATGATATTATCTTACACCGCTACAGGAGTCTTGGCTTTAAGTTTAAGTAACTTATGCTTTGTTTTCCATACTTTAGTTTCTGCACACTGTTTGTCAGCACCCATATAAATATGGCAATATCCACCCTTTTCGCTATATCCAATAATACCCTCATTGTCCAATGATACAACCTTAAACTTGCCACGGTATCCCATTGGGATAAACTCAGCACCCTTCACATAATATGGGCCACCAGTGACTTTTATAGTATCACCAATTTCTAATTCTCTCCAATTAAAATTGCGAATAATTTTAGTGTTCTTTTTTTCCTTACTTTTCACGGCAAACATAAATGGAGTTTGGCAACTCGGACACATATATGCCCTTGGGCCTGTGAGAGTACCGCAATTGTCGCAAGTTTTCTTTCCTTTTGGCATCGTATTGATCCTGTGAGTTAGTGATTTCCCTCTAGTATACCAGATATATCGGCGTTGTCAACCCCTACACTTGAATAATTCTGTCTTGACCAGCGAAAGTTTTTGAATCTATGCTCCAATAGACTTTTTTTAAGCCAACGGCGTCTAAAATTTTTTGACAATTTTCACATGGTTTACTCAATAATATTCTTCCCTGTCTGTTGATTCTGAGAACAACCAGTGACCAATTAGGACAAATGGAGTTATATGTATCAAGTAATTGAGAAACAAGATGAGATTCAGCATGAACGTAGGGATATTTCTGATAATGCTTTAAATTGAATTGTTGACCTATTCTATATGCCTTATGGTTTATTTTTATAGGATTATTCTTGGCTATTGCTATAGGTTTATTTACGTTAAAAGCAATAGCAAAATGATATCTGCGTTGATAATTATTAGGACTAAATTGATTGAAACTAAGTTTTATCGCCCTCTGAATTATTTTCATCGCTAGATTTACCTAACCATTTTTTTCTTGCTTCTTTATGTTTTTCTATAAATTTCCAAAATTCTTTTTCTGCACTATTTAGTGGATAACTTTTAACTTTAGGTTTAACAGGCAGACCTGTGGACATTGACAGTCTTTCCGGTTCTTTCATAATACTCTCCTATTTTGAGGCTAGTAAATATAAACCAACATTAGAAAAAGCATAGCCAAGATAAGCAATAAACATTCCAGTGTTACCTTTATACAATTGCTCCAAACTTACATAAAGATACACCAATCCTGTTAATGCTATTAGCCATCCACTCATACTATTGCTTCTCCAAGAAATTGTGCAATTGCTTTGTCTTTCATTTTTAGTTCCATGTCAACATCGAAATCCAAATCGTAAGTATAAAAGTCGTTGACGGCATAATCTGCGTGTTTACGAGGATTGGGATGATCTGGAATATTTTCGCTATAATGAAACAATGGACGATATCCGTGCCACGTTTCATAGCAAGCAGTAATAGCCTGTTCTTCTGTCCAGCCATCTGGATGGCAAGCATGGTGCAAATAGTCGAATGTGATAGGTATATTGGTCTTTGGATGAAAATCTTCTATTAGTTGTTTTACAGACCAGCAATTAAGTTTATCATCATTCTCAATAACAAGACGATTGCGACAATTATCGTTAAGTCTATTGAAATTGTGTATAAATCTGTCCACCACTTCATCGTTACTTCCTTGCCGATTATTGATGTGTAAATTCATTGGACAATTATAATCGGCTGGACAACCTATGCTGTCAAGGAAATCTGCATAAAAATTTAGTTCTGTAATGGTTCTGTCAACAGCATCAGTGTTGCTAGATGCTAGAACATTGAACTCGCTAGGATGACAAGAAATACGAATACCTGTGTCTACAATAGTCTGTTTAATATCTGCTATTTCTTGTTGAATGAGATCGTATTGAGGCAAGTCAGCAAGAGAAATACTAGCAGCACGATAGGTAATAAGAGGAAATAAATCACTACTGATACGATAGCAGTAATCATTCCCTGCACAGTGCAAAATGGTAGCATGAGTCACCTGCATATTGTTGAGGATGCGAGAACCTAGAATATCTAGAGCCTCGCTGCGAGGTAGTGCAGCAAAGCGTTTATAGGTCATAGTCTGGAACTTGAGAGGCTCATCAAGTTCTTGTAAGTCAAGAGAAATACAGCAAAGTCCGAGTTTCATAAGTTTGCTCCTTCGTTAAGATTATACATCGGCAAACTATGGTTGTCAACTCCAATCTTTTTCAAATCCACCCAATGCTTCTGCAACTGTTGAAAATTGTTCACAAAAAATACTTTTGCACTCTTTAGCAATATCCATATGTTCTTTTTGAGTACCATTTTTTTCTCTCAAAGAAATATAGTGTATCCATGAACGTACCGTGCCGCTCATATAAAGTCTAGTAGGGGTTGCTAATGGCAAAATAAACCTAGCACACTCTTTAGCTATACCATCTTTAAGCATCTCATCATAAATACCCTTAGCCTTTGCAAAATGCTCTCTGATTAAAACATTATACTTGCTACGAATTTGATTTGGTATATCATCAATACTATTTTGTCTATTCTTATCGTCTTGCCTTCTCAATTCAAACAATGGAATTTGTTCACTAAGAAAAGAAGCGTCAGCATATCTCTGGCTAAATTCTTGATAAGTAAAACTTCTATGTCTAAGAATCTGTGCCGCTAATCCCCTCGTGGTATTAATCTCAAGCGTCATAAAAGCCTGTTCAAATACAGAGAAATGTCCATGCTTAATACAATAACCAAGTAGACGGGATATATTTTCATTATCTTGATTGTTTGGGTTGGACACTCTAGCACAATATGCCATGTGTTTTTCTGCGTCTGGAGTAACGCTAATTAGTTTAACTGTTTGATTCATTTTTACCTTTCCACCATTTAACGATTCTTTTCCATAATGGCTCAAAAAACCATAATACAATATATGCAACAATAGCCTCTATGGCTTTTCCTATTATTGTTGACATGGTTATGCTTTGAGATTTTACTTCCTCAGATTCCGAATCCTGTATCATGCTTAATATCCTGTTTAGATAATTCTTCTTGATATAATTGTTGGAATTCTAGAAATTTGTTATTGGTCATATGGTTATAAATGTCGGTAGCAATTTTACTTACGCTAATAGCCATGCCAGTAGCAGAAGGATCGTCATTTTTACCCCAATAATAATCATATGAGTTTGGATTATTAGGGTCTGTTGTCTTTTCCCTAAAACTTGTATAACCGTGATCTTTTGCCCAGCTTTTAATAGATGACCATTTCATCAGCATTTCCTCGCTTCAAGTTCTTCTTTGCTAAAATATTTTCTTCTTACAGAATCATAATCCTCAATCGACTTATCATATCTTTTCCATGCTTCTTTATGTCTATTCGCTGTTAGTTCATGTTCCTTACGAAATATCTGTTCCATTTGGTAAGCAATCAAATCATAAAGATCATTTATATGTTGGCATACGTCTGGATGTTTTTCTATAGAAAGAATATGATCTCTAACTTCTGGTTGAAAACAAGAGTAACGTAATGGTAGTTTATCAGCTTTTGTTAAAGGCGTATATATCTCGTCAGACATTTTTAATTCTCGGATAGTTTTCTAATGCGTGTTCTAATGAGGATATTAGTTGAAAAAGATACATACTTTGAGTAGTGGTAATATCATCAATATGATCCAAATCTTCAATCATATATCTAAGAATATGTTCATACCCTATTGATTCAATTAGAGATTTAATATCTTCTTTACTTTTTAGGTATGATACTTCTTTCTTGATTTCTTTCTTTTCTTCTTCACTAACAGCCATAAGCCTTTACCTTTTTAACTCCGGTTTTGTATAAATAACCACCAGTCCATTCGCAGTCATTTAGTAGTTCGTCATAAGTAGTTATTAAATTATATCTAGCACCGTTTGCTGGAGTGTTCCAACTTGCTGGTTTGTATATGTCTAAATTTTCATTATTGACAAAAGCATGAGCAGTTTCAGTTTTATCCCAACCATCAACCTTAACAACTCTAGTATATTTCTTATTTACTTTAAACCAAAAGTAGGTTCTGTTCTGCGAAGGTATATGCTTATTGGTTTTGTTTTCCAATACATTGCACCATTCGTTTATCAAATCAATATGTTGCTGTTTCATGCAGTCAAGTATACCATCGGTTCAAAACAATGTCAAGTCTAGGGTATGAGTATCGCTACAGCATACCCTAGAATAAATGACACAAGAAAGATTAAACTAAGAAATTTCCAGTTTCCTAGTTTTTGGTTGAGGTTCATCGACCACCTTTAATGCAAAATCCACAAGTAATATACCATCACTTAATGATACATGAGGTTCCGTTTGTGAATCTATATCTTCTGGCAATCGGACAATTCTTCTAAATTCCTGCTTACTTAATTCTTTGATCTGATAATGCTCATCACTATAAACATAGTCAGCAGAAAGTTTACCCGATACAACCAACAGAGAACCATCTGGATCATCAATAATCTCTACATTAAGATCATCTCTTTTTACACCAGGAACAGTATACTGTAGAGTTAAACCATTATTATCTCTGATGGCATCTACAAGAGGATATCCTTTATGCTTATTAATTCCCTTAAAAAAAGGTTGACCAAATACTTCGTTACTAACCCTATCAAATTCTTTGGATATCTCAGAAAATAAGTCTACTCTACGAGGAACTAGAGGATTTCTAGTATGTAAAATCATATTCATAACATTCTCCTTGTTATAATTATTGAAAACTATTGAGCCTATCACTGATAGCACTCACCATAATCTTATACACTACCCGTTTGGATTTTCAGTATTTGTATTTTCAGGAATAGTGAAAAGTTCTTTCAATGTAGCTAATCTGCTTTTATAGGTATCTAATTCAGCAACATACTGATCTATTACAGCAAAAATATCTGGATGCTCACCTACGCCTACTGATTTATTTAAGTATAGGTCTAAGGTAGCTAGACATTCTTCTACTTTAGATTGGTACTTTGTCTCTAATGCTCTTATGAATCTATTCATTTATTTCTCCCATAATTTCATAACTAAAAACTAATTGTCTATGTTCTTCTGGAATACTTATCATACTTATTGTTTCACTATATCTATCTGTTTTATAATCTGGTGGAAAAGGTATTATATCTTTAAGACCATGATCATATAGCATCCAATGAGATATATCATCAGCATCTACTATACCATGTTCACTATGAAATTTATGTGGATTGCCTTTGGAGGTTTCATCATAAAAATATTCACCTCTAAACATTCCTAAATGATCACCAAAATAATAAATCTTTTGATTTTCTTCTGGTTTTCTTTCGCTAATACTAATCCATTCTCTACTCATCTAATAGTCCTTCAGCTAGTTCTAAAAGATCATCTTCTTTTTGAATTAAATGTGTCACATATTGCATTGGTTTTTGTTTTATGGTTTTAGTTTGCTGATAAACCAATGAATCATCTTTCTCAGAAACTAAAGACATAATTATGCTGCCACTACCTATAATAAACAATAGGCTGATAATGACAAGTATAGCTATTCCTATTTCCATACTGGTTGATATACCCACTCTATTCTTGGTTCATAATGATAGGTTCTATGTCTACAGAAAAGACCGTGCCTTTCTGTTACCACAAGGTGATTGACTGAATATGGAACCCAATCGTACATCATAATCAGAGGTCTAGTGTAAGTAGAATAAGTTGCAGATGGTACTACTGGAACTTCTACTACTGGTTGAGTTACTGGTACTGTTTTAATATAAGGAACATGAGGAACCCAAGTGCTACCATAGCTAGTTGTTGCAGGTAATAAGGTCAGTGCTAAAAAAAGTCCTAAAATCTTCATAATTTACTCCTGTTTTTTAAGTTCATCATATAATAGAAACGCTTTATCTGATTCTTTGCTGTTTAAATCTCCGTTATCAAGGTATTCTAAAAGTTCTTCATTCGATTCTGGAGTCGGGTCTGTATAATAATACTCCCAAGGTTTCCATCTTACTCTTTGTGAAATGATTTTTACTTCTGTCTCGCCTGTGTCAACATTTGTGTATTTGAATTTACCAATATAGTATTCTTCTGCTAGAAGTCCATCTTCTAATACCTCAAACATACTAGGTCTACCCAATTCTGCCCAGATTCTTGTAGCACCCCAATTCTTAACTCGTTTACAAATATCTTCATCGTATTGTGTAGGATTGAAAATGTTGGTAACTGATCTTTCGATAATAGTAGATTTCCACCCAATATATTCAGCATTAAGTATAAAACCTATAGATAGTCCTACTGCTATTAGTAAAAATTGATAAAACAAAGTTCGACATACGGTAACGAGTATCATAGTAATTACCTCTTAGAATTAGCAAAAGGCGGGTTTTAGGAAGGATATTATTATTATACACCTCACCTGTCATACTTACTAAAATAGAGATGAAATACTATTTCTAATACTAGTATTATCAATATAGTTAAAAATATTTCAGTCATTTATTATGTCTATTAATGATATGTAATATTCTCCTAGATAATGCAGCTTGGCCGACAATTCTGCCATCGTCATAATCATTGTAATATCCAGCAGTAGCCTCATGCTTATGTTGGTCTTGTATTTTTTGATTGCACAGCACTACTATCTGTGCTATTTTATTCTGTAAGATTTCATCTGTCATTTTTCTTGCAATATTTGCTCCTTAATAAGTCGGCAACCTGACCAGCAGTAAACTGAACAGTATTACCTCCCCAAAAATATTCATTGATAAGATCAACTATATCTCCAGAGATAGGACTATTTGTGAAAAGTCTTTCTATCTTTAGGCTATATTCCATTTGAATGTATGAATAAACATCCATATAAAACATATGCTGCATAGCTCTTATCTTTGCTTCTTTTATTTCTTGTTTTCTTCTTCTGCTCATGGAGTAATTCTCAGCATAGCCATAAGTTTGTTGCCGGTTTTTT